CGGTCTCTCATCTCATCATGCGGTATCTGTTCCTTCCCGTACAATGCCGTTTTCAACGGGATATCCAGTTCTTTACATGCCTGTTCTACAAAATCAAAGCCCTTATATTCCCTGTACGCAGGATTGCTGATATTCCCCACAAACCCAACGGTAAAATCCTCTTGCTTTGCCGGTAATATGTCCCATTCCTCCAGATCCAGACCATTAGGGACCAGAACCACATTATCATTGATTTTTTTTGCTTGTTCATACAAATATTTATTCGTTGCTATTATGGCAAAACACTCTCTCATGTACTTGCCTATTTGTTTCATATCAAATCTCCCTTGTTCAAATAATGAATTTGTTCCTATCCGTGTAACAACCTTTCGTTTATCGTCAACGTTTTTCATTATAAACGGCTGCTGTGTGAGTATCACATCATATTTACTGCACTCTGTCCTTTTGTACGAAGGTTCGTTGCTGACGTCATATTCCAAATACTTAAAAAGTCCCTTCGCTATCTCTGTCCAACTCCACGTTGTATCAAACTGTTTATGCAGTATTCTCATAATTCCAGTATTCTCCTGCTGTCCAGATGTAATATTGCCTTGCTCCTATCTACCCGTCTCAAACCCTGCGGATACATTGATACCACCACATCTGCTTCCGTTTCGTTGACTGTATGCTTATGCTGAGGCATCGCACGTCTGTTTTGCTCCATAAGGTTCTTATACGCCCAATCCTGGTTGCCTATCAGCCATCCCACTTTCATTGTTATTTCCTTTGAATAACGTGTATATGCCTGTCATCTGCCGCTGAGTATCTTCCGAGAGCAATCCCAATATCTGTTTGAAAACATTGTCATGTTCCATTGTATCTATAAACTGTTGTTTAAACGCTGAGGGATATGATTTTATGTGCTCTGCGTGTTCGTCTAAATGCCTTGCCAGTCCCAAGTGTATACCGAATCCCTCTATACGATGCGTGAAAATGGGTAATCCCGACTGTTCTATCAGGTTATAGAGCAATTCCTCATCATGCTGTATATCTATCGGGCTTTGCGGATGGTGGAATACCGAGAAATCCCCATCAGCAATTTTCTCACGAAACATTTTTATCGTATCGCCAACTTTTCCGAAATACGGTACTACTTTGAAAAAATGTCCCAGTCCCTGGAGACTGAACGGCCGCGTACCTTCCCGTTTCTTATTGTCATAAGGCATTCCCGTTCTCTCGCAATTTTGCAGATGCAGGCTGATGGAATCGGGCTCTTGTTTTACAGCAAAAAAATCCACGTCGTGGAAGGCCTTCACAAATTCATAGCCTTCAAAATCCTCTGCATTAAAACTTAACCACCGTGACGCTTGTATAAGTCTATGTTCATCCCCCAATTTATGTTTACTTTCAGCATCAATTAAAATTGCTCCGCTCTGTCCTATCAAATTGACTGCCTGTCTTACATTTTCAGGTAATCCCTTATCAACATATATCCGTACATCATATAGCGGATATATCTTATTTACGGTATAGAGAAAAATGGGGATGTAATTGCTATACTTTTCTCCAACAACATACCCGGTTATCAATACCCGCATTATTTACCCTCCCTCTTCTTCGCTACCACCATAATTGTCGGATTTTCAGATTCTGGCATCCGGTTTATTTCCTCAGCCACTTCTACATGGAATCCTGCTACGGTAAAATGTAGTTTCAACTGTGGTAACGTGAATAAATTCACATGGTCAGAACACTGAGCAAGTGCCCAATCGCTTTTCGTAACACTGCCTTCAGGTGTGGTAACAATACATCTGCCACCTGTTTTTAATACCCTGTTCCATTCTATTAAAACTGTCTGTAACGAACGGTCTAAATGCTCTATACAAGCCATTGAAACAATATAGTCAACGCTTTTATCCGCCACAGGCAAGTCCCATGCATTTGCCACTATCACAGTGCCTTTTTTAGCAGGGTCAATATCTACGCCGATAGAATTCTTTATGACCGTATTGCCGGCACAGATATTTAACCCAACCTTGCCATCGCAGTACTGCAAGACTTTTTCAAATTCCATCCTGTACGACATTTCTCTCCCAGTAGGGTGGGAGCAGTTTTGCAACTACCCCCACCCCATTCCAAATCCCCTATTATGTATTAGGAGTTTGTTAACTGCAGGCAGACAAATGCGCTGCCAAGTGCCGCCTTAAAGTCATGCCTGATTTCAAACCTGATGAACCTCAGGTTCCTCTGGAACGCGCTGATGACATCCTTCAGCGTCACGCCGTCTTCCTCGTAAACCACCATTGCCGCCTCGTAAGAGGGCAGTATCGCCAGTTCCTTCCTGCTGCCATGGTAGAGGTTCTGCAGGTTTCCAAACACCGCTACTATATCCCCCGGGTCCGGAGTTGCAGGGAACGCATCCGATGTTGCTATGTTATGTCCCCATATGCTCTGCGGTGACCCATCCATGGGTGTGCGTACCAGATACCGGTCGTTCTTGTCCTTCAGCCGCTCTATCACACCGATAAGAGTCCGGTTGCAGTAGAACTTTGCACCTGCAGCAGCCGCTCCGCTGATGGCATATTTCATGTTGTTCAAATCATCTGCAGTAATGTCATCCAGAGTAGAACCGCTTGCGGACTTGGCTACTATCTCATCCGGCAGCGTGGTATTAACCAGACCATCAATGCTGCCCCCGTTGCCGAAGAAGCCCGATACATCCTCACGCTTGGCAACACTTGCAGGCATAAGCCTGTTGAGGTATCCCACCAGGTCAGGACCGCTGTCATCCAAGATATCGTTGGTGAGCGCAACGATACCCGCGGCAGTGCGTACTACCAACTCAACCTGCCCGAAGGACGGCTTTGTGCTGGATTTCAGGCCTGCCTCACCCGGATAGGACATTTCTATTCCGGTCAGGCCGATAGGCATCTTCTTTGAAGTAGTACCCATCGGCACTGGGAATGCATCCCTTCTCATCACGCCGTAATCCTCCGCAAGTCTGAAAATCTGGTCTGAAAACTCTACGGGAACCAGATAGGCACCTTCGCTTCCGGTAGCCGTATTCAGCCAGTCCGCCTTCTGCAGGATTTCCAGACTCTTCGGGTCACGATTTATCTGTGCTCTCAAGATGTGTTTTACTCGCTCGCAGGTTTCCTTCCATTCCACCTTACCTGTATTTCCGGGTACCTCAGGCGGAAGTTTCGTCAGCTTGTTGTCCACCTCGCTCAGTTTCTCCGTCAGCGGCTTCAGTTTCTCGTCCATCTGTTCATTCAGTTTCTTCATCAATTCTTCTATCGTCATGGTCATTCTCCTTTTGGTTATGTTCTTTCTCTGTTCCTGATACCTCCGGCAACGCCTGGCATCTCCGGACAGCACAAAAGAACGTTTTTACACCCTTCCTAAAACTCTATTGACCTTCTTTTCAAATACTGCATCCATCGCAGCAATTATTTTTTTTGCATCCTCATCGGATATCTCTTCCGGCTTGGGATTTTCAAATATGAGTCCTTTTATCGTCTCAGTTTTCTTTCCATCCGTCTTTATTTCCGACCCGTTCATATCTACACCTTCAATCCCGTCTGCTTCCGGCTGGGAATCGTCATCCGTTTTCGGTCCCTCAGGATTCGTCTTCTCCTTTCCCTCGGATGTTTTTTTCTGCTTATCGTCATTGTTTCTATCCTCCGCTTGCTCTTCACTCTCAAGCATTTTTCGGACCTTCTTCAACACAATCTTCTCCGCTATCTCTACTATCATTTCCGTCTTTTTAAATCCTGTCAGGATATCTGATAAAGACAGCTTTTCGTAGTATTCATCCAACTGCTCAGCGGATAAGAATTTATCTCCTAACCTGACATTACCCTCCTGATTGACTTCCGCTTTACAATGCGGACATTTAACATATCCTGTTCCCACTTCCGGTTCTGCAGAATAAACAAATTCCGTTTTGCATTGCTGGCAGATTGTCATAGCAGTTCCACCACCTTTTGTAATGGCCTTCTGCTTGAATCCGTCAAACATCTTGCTGACAACCTCTTCCTTGTTCACTGATTTGGTGAAATCATCCTTCTGCAGCACCTGGTCCGCTATTCCATACTCCACCGCCTGCTGTGCAGTCAGCCATACATCGGTCTCTTTCAGCAGATTATTCAAGACCTCTTCGTTGGTTTTCAGCCGTGTATGCTCTTTGTAAATATCAATTATCCGCTGGTGTAACCTGTCATGTTCAACACGACCGGCCACAAGTTCAGCCTGTGTCCCTATCAATCCACCCCAGAAGCGATGAGACAACACACTGGCATTACTGCTGATTTTCCGGGTATTGCCGGTCATAAAGATAAGCAGTCCGGCACTCATAACCATCCCCATCCCGACAGTTTCTACCGGTGATTTCATAGCTTTTATCGTGTCTATGATAGAAAACGCAGGGTATACCTCGCCGCCATACGAGCCGATAATTATCTGTATTGGCTCCTGAGACTGTCTATCAAACCCTATCAGTTGCTCAGATATTTGTTTTGCAGTATTGGAGTCTATCGTTCCAAACAGGTAAATCGTCCTCTTAGTTACCTGTACCTTACCCGTCTGGTCTATAAATGCTCCACATTCCGGGCATTTTATGTACCCTTGCCCTGCTTCAGGTTCCTTTCCGTAATCTATCAGTTTATGACAATTCTGACATTCAACCAGAGCGGGTTCATTCGACTCCTCAGGGAACATCTTACCCAGCTCCTCTTCCGTATATTCCTTGAACTCCGGCGGCTCTTTGTCCAGCTTCTTATAATAGGCCGCCAGGAAGTTATAGGCAGGTTTCCGCTCATTATCAGGCATATCCACACCGCCCCGGGCCCCGAGTAACGCGCCCATAGCCGCACTCACACCACCCCAGACAGCAGTCAGTTTACCGTCAACAATATCGGCAAACGGCAGTTTATACCCGCCCTTCGTATCGGCTTTTTCCGGGTCAACATAGACAAATGCCTGCTCGTATTTCTTCCAGTTTATATCTTCCCCTGATGTCGCCCACGCTTCTATCCGTTTCCTTACAGCCGCACCATCCCATTTCTCTTTGTCACTAACCGGCAAATCACGCTTGCCGCAAATCCGCTTTTCCAAAATCCCTTCCAGCTCCTGTTTCAGCCAGTCTTTCATCTGTTCGGTTTTCGCCATCTTCATGGCCATAGTGATAGCATGCGGGTTAGCCGCTACCGGTACCTTGGAATATTCCAGCAGATGCCAGTCGGTAAATATCCTGTCCGGTTTGCCCTTGATACCGTACTTGGTACGTACAGCCTCGTATTTTTCACGCTGCTTTTCCTCATCCTCGTCATTCAAAAAAAGCCCGCCATTCTTCGCATCAGGATTCGTTACCCATTTTTTCGGTATAAACCCCACGCTATTGGCAAGCGCACCATTTATTGCCGCTTCATGTACATCACGTGCAAAATCTGACGAAAAATACTCCGTTCTCGAGTTAATCCCCTGGTCGGCTATTTTCTGCCATTTACTGACACCAACGGGGATGCTGTTGTAATTATGGCCAAACAGGACCGTCGGAGTCTTCTTATAACCGGACAGATCACATCCTTCCGGGATGAGCACCTCGTTATCACGGTCAACATCTATAGTGGAAATCAGGTCTATGGTAGTCGGTTTCCCATCGCTGTTATCCGCCTTTTCGCTTTTGCCCGGGAAATAACCCCATAATACCTTCGTTTCTTCCGGTATCCCCTCAAGTGTTTTCTTCAACATATCGAACTTATTCTTGCTTATCGTCTGTTGTCTGCTTTCAAGGTACTCGCCAACCGTCTTGATAATCTTATCCATTTTTTCCTCCGTTTTTCAGTCCTGCAAATCTCCCGTCTCCCAATTGCCTGCCAGGATATTACACCGACAGTTAGGGTGTGCCGGTGGAGTTCCTATACCTGCCGAAAACAATTCATTTATCGCCACTGGTTCCCCTTCCATCGATACACAAATATCACACACGTTTGCATCCAAGGCCGTCGCCCATGTCTTTTCCGCATAACCCAGCCGTTTATAGCACATCAATTCCGAATTGTTCATTATCCTGCTTACTTCGGTACGTGCTATGCGCAGACTTCGGACAGGGGTCATACTCTCGGTATAACTGTTATATAAAAGCTTCACATCCCGCTGGATATGCGATGTGCTCCATCCTTCGTTTACCGCCTGCTCGAGTAAATCCCGTAAATCGTTTTGAATAGTCTGGGTAATGGTGAACCCGTACAAATCCTTCCATTGATTGACCTGAGCAGATACGTAGATATCAAAACTTTCCGGTGTAAACCCGACCAATTCCAGGTCCTCCGGGGAAGGTTCTGCTTTACTCGCCTTACCACCGTTTTCAAACTCTATCGCAGTCAATACCCCGAACGTTATGGCTTGTGCGATATGCTTCCTGGAAACTTCAGTTAATTTATTCGCCTGTTCCTGCACGTTGGGGAATACAAAATCTATCAATCCTTTACTTTTGCCAGCATCCAGTATCCGCCGCAGGTTGGCAAGAACTATCTTCTGCTGCTCGGTAAAGAACTTTTTCAAGTCGGTAATATACCTATTTTCGATACTCTCCTCACGTTTAACCCATGTGTTCCATTTCTGTTCTTTTATCTGCTGCCAATTCTCCCGCATGCTTCGTTTTGCAACGTGTTTATAAGCCTTTCCGGTCTTGTCGTTGTTGACGTATCCGGACATCTGGATCTGATTCATGCCAACCCAGGGCCGGTGTCCCCACGCTACGGGCTCTTCACCATTCAATGCCCGTGCATCGTTTATCGACCAGTATCCGCTTTTCAATCTGCTTTCCTCTTTCTTAAGCTCATAGTCACGGTCCGTCGGGGAAATATCCTCACTCTCACATACCAGTTTCTCATCCCAGCGCGGCAACAGGAACTTATTGATAACACTGTCACGCCTGATTAGCCGCGGCTGCACAGTTTCTTCCGTAAACATCCGGTCCAACTCGTAAGCGTTACTCCGCGAGGACGATGCCGTGCTTGCGCCCTCGCCCAGTTTGAACTCCGGCACGCCATAACCCTCCAGGATATCCTTTTTGGTCAGCTTCCGGCCATCGGCGAATCCGAGCTCAGCCATTGTCTTGACCAGGTTTTCAACTTCCTTAACACCTCGCAGGATTTTGGTTTTTCCAGCTTTGCCTACACCTGTGAACTGTTCCCTAATCTCCTGTTTGAGCCGTTTGTACTCAACATCGCCCATCTCTTCAGGCACCTTGATGACAGTCCCGAAAAACGCACCGTTCTCAAACAGTGACATACTGTATTCCATCATCGCCTTGTTTGTATCTACCGAGAGCAACAGGGCATCGAGCGGCGACAGTCCCAATATCAAGCTGTTTGGGTTCGGTTCTTTGAAATGCAGAATTTCATCAGGAGAAAACCGGACGATAGAATTACCTACAAGGTACTCGTAATATTCCACCTCCACTTGATTCTTGCTATACGGAATAACCCGATGTGCAAGCAACGGTATAATCTGCCCTGGTAACCCGAGCTTATTTTTCGGTGTATACCAGTATGCATTACCCAGCAACCCCATAAATATCTCCTGCAGGTACTTGATGAAATACATGTCCATCCATGGATTCGGGTTATTCAACAGGTCAATAAATGGGTGGTCAAATATCTGCTCCCAACTCTCGCGGCTGCCTTTTGATTTTTCAGCATATAGCCGGATATCCACCTTGGCCGTACTGCGTGCAATACACGATACCGCCGCGTATACCCAGCTGGTAAAATTGCTTACATACGCCTGCTTATCGCCTTTTTTAGTACGTTGGAACGTGCTTGTGCTCAGTCCTGGGAAATCCGCATCATTGATAACAGGAATGCCACTGTATCCTTTTGCCAGCACGTTACCAGCCACTTTAACCCGCTGTAATATGTTCATAAAATTTCCTGTTTAGACACTATCAACACCGTACCGTTTGCCACTGCCTGTCATTAACTCTGTTAATGCCCATACCAACGCATCCATCCGGTCAGGGGATTTATCCCCTGGCACAAATTCGGCACACTGGTCTTCCAGCTCCTGAAATATACCCACATGACTAACTTTCCCTTGTTCATACAATGCCGCTATAGGTTCTGCACGAGTTATCTTCCCACGACTGGCTGTTACTGGAGAATAAGGGATGTTCTTGTCAATTGTCCGCAAAACTGTTTCCACTAAATCCCCACCATTATTTACTTCCGCAACAATTCTATCTCCAGTTAAGTCACGATGTAAGTTTATTGCCCTATTACCCCATTTATCCGGACTCATTATTCCACTCCGGTCAGCCACCACGTAATACCTGCCGTCTATCCCCAATCCTGCGCCGATAATACCAACCTCGTCCGAGGTAGCCTTGCTGGTTACAGATGGGTCTATAGAAACTATAATGCGGGATAACTCTGGCGCTTGGTCGACCCTGTGCTTAACAAACCATTCACGCTTCCATAACGCACCCGGTATCTCCTCAATATCCTCGGCTAATATTTCCTGCCGGTAGGATGCTGAAGTCATATCATTTGCGAGTTCCTCTATTGCCGATGTTGAAACAAAAGGATTATCGTGGCTGGTAAAATGGAATACTTGCCACCGGCCAGACTTGTCTTTTTCAGCACGTTTAAATAGGTTAGAAACAAACTTTTTATCTCGGGCCTTGCTCACGCTTCGGCTGTTGCGTGAGGGTGGGGTATATATCAGTACCGCATCTCCATCATTATCAATCAGCATCGGCTGCCCTACTTCTGTCCAGGCCGTTTCATCAATTAACTGCATCTCATCTAATATCAGCAAATCGCAATAATCTCCGCGTAAAGTATCGCTATTCCACGCTGTTTTTGCCTTTACCCGTTGTTCAGTCCCCTCACGTTCAATAGTTTTCAATGTCTCGTTTTTCGTCAAAAGTCCAGCCTCCAACAGTCCCTGTAATAAAATCTTAACCGTATGCCAGAACCGTTCAGTCTGCTCTTGTGTCGGAGCTGCATATAACACACGTATCCCTTTGCTAAATTCTTTCACCGCAAGTATAGCCGCTCCTACCGTTTTTCCACTCCGTCTGCCTGCACGAACTACTTTCCGCTTTGCTTGAGACTCTATAAATTCCCTCTGCTTGTTAGTAGCCTCAATATTAACCTGCGGTTTTATCATTGTCGCTGTTGTCATTTATCCGCCTTAG